GATTCATCAGCTAACCCGCTGTCGCGCATGATCTTATCTTGGAACCTGCCGTAACCACTAGACATGTCGAGTACCTCAATTTGAATAAAGGCATCGACAAGTCGGTTGAGCGTTCGGTCCCCAGCAATATCCACAATAGGACATTTATTAGCCAAGCAAGCTGGCCTCTTGTTGCTTTTGGCGTATAGGACGTGGCAATTAGCGCAATTAAGCCCCGGCTCGTATAGCCGTGACTTTAGAAGCCTGACTAATTTACCGTTTGGACGTTTTTTCCTTCAGCATCGTCCTTCAGACCCTCAACGATTGCTTTTGACCACGCTTTAAGCAGCATCATAAAGAACTTGGCTGAAAACTTCTTTTCCCTCAAGTCCTCTACCGTCACCTCGGTGCCATCCTTGAATTCGAATCCACGGATCTCTCGAAGCTTTGGAAGGAGGATATCAGCCTGCTGCTCAAGGGTTTTATCCCCAAGCTCAATCATAACAGCCCAATCGCGCAGCGTCGGTTCGTCAAAAATAGCTTCAGCGTCACCGATTTTTACGACGAGATCATTGTCAATTTTCATGCGTTAGCCCCACAAAATAGTTGGATTGTATGGGGATTATGTACGGAAAGGGGCATAGCTCAAGATACAATCGATGAGCTATGCCCCTGAATTTACTACGCGAGGAGCGAAGTTGAGAGAGTGTTAACAATCTCAAAGTATGGGTAGCTGTCCGACATGCCAGTCGGATTAGCTGAGTTTTTCAATACGCGGAAGTTTAGGGCCAAAGTGTTAGTACCTTGATCCGTCAGGGCGTATTGCGGCTCAGTTACAAGGACCATCTTTGGCAAGTAAATTGCAAAAGACTTATTTGCGCCGCCGTTGATCTGAGTTCCCTCAATAACCAAGGCTGCCTTCCGAGCTGTTTCAGCTGACCAGATGGTGTAATACGTGTGGTCAACAAGCTCTTTGACGTTAACACTAAACGTGGTGTCAAAAAGATCAGTTCCGATAGGGGCTGGGTTTCCAGATTGCCCTCTAATCTCAGGAATGACCTCTTGAGGACGGCTCATGGCAAGATTAAAGCCAGTAATGTTGTACTGATCTCCACCACCAACAGACCCGGCCGATGTATTATTCGTACGGTAAGTGTCGGAGTAGTCGACAGCTACAAGCTCGGGGGTACCCTCGTCGTAATCGCAACCGGCCAACGCTGCGTTGTCGTTGGCTGGGGAGGCAAGCTCAACGCCACTAGCGATTAACTCAGCGCTGAAATCGATGTATCCAGGAATTTGAGTTGAAGCGATGGTGATAGAGTTAACAGCGCACGTTGGAAACTCCATTACGTTTGCCGAGGCAGTCTCAAACGCCAGCGTTACATACTTTTGATTAAGCAAAGGGTTGAAAAACAACTCATGCATATAATCGCCTTCGCCGACATTTAGCTCGGTAGGAGCTGCTGCCGTTCCGAGGAATTGAGCAAGAAGAATATCGCAGTTATTTCGATAACCAAGGTCCGCAGTAAGCGAAACCGTTGGAATAACGCTACCGCGAGTTACGTTATTGAGCATGTAGTTACCCGAGCCAATTTGTCGGGACGTAATCTCAGTGACGTTAAAATTGGGCGTAATTTCGGCTGAAAGGCTGTTGCCAGCCCCAAGCGAAACCGCTGTGCCCCAAGTTGACGCAATCTTTACGCCAGCTCTGGATTGTGCTCCTGTAATAGATGCCATAGCTTAAACTCTCCAAAAAATCTAAACGGTTTTGGTACCAAGGTATACAAATCCGCCTTTCCAGCACGCCTTATTATCAATCGAGACGACTGATATATCGAGCGCGGTTCCACCATCGTAAAAATCGACAGTATTACCCCAGGTTCCGGTCAGCTCCGTCCTGACAAGATCATCTATTGTTTCAAGCCGATCTATCAGCGTGTTATACGTGCTAGAGGAAACTTCCTCATGTTGAAGATAATACTCCACCCGCACCCGAAAAGTGTACCTTATATTTCCCATGATTAAAGGTCGCTGCTCTCGGGCGACTAGGCATAGGAAAAAGTTTATTGTCGGAGGCTGGAATGGCTCCGCATAGTACAAATTAGCCACGTTAAACTGGCTATCGTTGTTGATATCATACAAGAAGATCTGCGACGTCATGAGCTTTAGCGCGTCGTTTTTCCAGATTCTTTCGTTCCAAATGTCGCGTATTTCGCTGGAGAGCGTTGCCACTACTACCTCACCACGAAGATAGTTGACGGGGACTTAGACTCTACAACCTGACCGCCTTCCTCGGACTGATACTCGAACTTAAGGCTGTCTAAGGCATTGGAAAAACTCTGCTTGTACTCGATGTATTTAATAGAAAACTTGTCGTTTGGCTCCTGAATCTGGCCAAGCATTATCATCGACAAAGCTTTATAAATAACGCAGAGGTCCAGCCGATCTGCTCGTTGAATCTTGGCCCATTCATACCCCTTGGCCCGAAGCGCCGCTTTTACCTCCTCAGTAGCCTGAGAGATAAACGCCATCCGCTGTAGCTCTGAGCTGTACGCTTCTACCTGCGGAAAATACTTCTTTAGGTCATCCTGCGTAACAGAAACAACCTTGTCGTGACCAACCACCCGCACAAGTGGCAGTGGCTTTACTACAGTTTGAACTTGCCCTGCGGCTTGAAGCCGAAAGTTTATGGCGATCCAATACTGCCGCGAAGGGATGTTGGAGTCTGGATGCGGATCGTTAATTGCAGGAACGGTAAAGCTCCACGCACGCTTTTGGTAGTTCCATACCCATGAGGTAATAGTCGACAAAGCATTTGTGCCGGTAGCTGCATCCGAGCGGGTTGGGACCGTTTCATCAAATACATAAATGGCTGGGGTTTGAGTCAGTAGCGCTGATGGTATTGAGGCGGTCTCGTTGTCTAAAAGCGGATAAAACCAGTATGTTATACTTTGTCCAAATGGGTATGACATACCGATCGTAGCCCTCTAAATCTTGCCGTCTTTTTTATCTCGATTAGCATTTTCAATCATTTGTTTACGAAAGGACTCATGCCCTTTGTCAGATTGTCCACGCTGCTGCGAGATAATGCGAGCCATATTGGCAGCGCGGTCGATGCTGTCCCGTACAGCCTTTTCGCTCATGCCCTTCTCTTTCTCTAACTGTACTTTGTATTTCATGTTTCCTCTATGGGGCGTCTTGACTCGGCGGAGGTTGCGAGTCCTCTAACAGCTCAGGATGCGCGTAGCAGCATTGATCCTCTATCGACTTAGGCATCATGCCGCTCTTAATTAAATCATCTACCCGCCCGCACCAAAAGGGCATAACCACTGGATTACCCTCCAAATCTTTTCGGTTCTTCAACTGCCAGTAGCCAACAACCACTAATGGCTCAGGATTCTCTGGGTATCGCTGGGAGTATACCGAGCACGAGTTATCCTCGCTTAAGCGTGGGCACTTAGTAAGCTCCTCGCCCGGAAAGACTATAGAGCAGCATTTTGCGCCACACACCGTTCTACAATAGGTCGCTTTGTCCACATTACTCCTTTGGCTCAGTATTTTTAGAGCCCTCAATTCGTTCTGATTTATAGGCAATTTCCTCGGCTTTTTTACGAGCATCCTCGTAGCTGACCTCGTTACCACCTCGGCGCATCTCCTCAACGGCCTTAGTCGTGGGAATCATCCTATCGATAGCGTCTCTCACGCGCTCCTCTTTTGTCATCTGAGTTCGCCATCTCTGGACCTCAGCGTTTGACTCATACTTCTCTTTTGCCGTAGCAGCAGCTTCAGCCTTGGCTTGAGCATACGACTCCTGCAACTGCTGAAAAGTTTTCATGCCCTCGATGTTTCGAGTTAAGCTTCTTGGCCCCTGAGAACGCGGCTTGGGCCCTGAGCCCAGGTTTTCCTTTTTAATATATACTGCCATACCTAATCCTTTTGAGGAGTTAGCTGATCACGAACAGCCTTTTTCTGCTCCTGCTGAGCTAGCTTTTGTTTGAGTACATTAAGCTCGTTTTCCATGGCTGTGCGCTCACTTTCCCATCCGATGTCGCTCTGCATCTTTTGTTGAATGTACTTTTCTAGGGCATCCCAAGGGTTTAATCCAGCGCCTTGTGAGTAGTGAAGCGCTTTTGAGGCCCGCTGTGGATTTTTATGACTGAACTTAGGGAAGTTGCCATAGTGCAAAAGCCTAAAACCCTTGCTTAAGTATATCTCAATCTGGTGAGCAATCTCAGGTCGGCTTTCAGCATTTAAAGTCATTAACCCTGTGCCCTGGACCCGCTCCCCCTCATGCTTCAAGTGCCATTCCCGAGTTTCAAATAAAATATAAGCGTGCTGGGGCGGCTTCCAGTTCGTAAGGTATTGTAATGTTTCTTGTTTTGGTTGGACGATGGTTTCAAAAACTTCTGTTCGTCCGCGGGGCTTAGCGTCGTTTTGTGCCATGAGGTTATGTAAGATAAGAGGTTTATGCCCCCAGGGCCAGATACAGCACCCTGGGGATGACATAAACCATACCTAATCTTACGTATCGCTCAAGAGCTTAACGCCGCAGAGGTCATTAAACTCAAGGACATCGTAGAAGAAGTAGGTAGCGTACTCAGTGTAGAAACCTTCAGCACCCTTCTCCTTCACCCACGTGATTGGAGCTGGAGCAAAGAATCCAGCAAACGCCCACATTGGGTGGAAGATCGCTTGTACGGTGTCACCGCCGGAAGTTGCATGTCCGGAAGTAGCGTAGAAGTCGATTGGCCCAAGGGATCCAACATAGCAGTTTGATTGTGGGGCACCGGCAAGGATGTCCAGGAACGATTGGTTCGTCCAAACTGAAGCGCCAGAGTTAACAATCTCTTTCTTAATGTTGTAGTGACCACGATGGGACAAAACTGCTTTGAGTGGCACTTCCTTGTTAGGACACTCTGAAGCAAAGATGTTGAACTGACCAAGCATTACGTCATCGATCGTAAGAACGTTCGTGGATGTTACGCTTGTTGAAAGTCCAGAGAACAGCGAGAGCGCATCGTTATCAACGAAACGTCCAATAGCTGCGCCATGCTCAGCCGCAATTCTGTCTGCGGTGATATTTCCAAATTGTCCTTGCTCTACTGAAACGCCAGAAACAACTGCGCATTTAGCAATAGTAGCCGATACAGAAGTATCAGTAAGCTCGCCGTTAGCATCTGGAGCCAGCGCGGTAGCTTCAGCAAGAGAAGCAGCCGAAAGGCTTCCGCGCTTGGTGAGCTTTGCAGTCATTGATCCTTGCGGGAGGCTCTCAGTGTACATGAGTGCCATCATGCAGTTCGATTTAACGAGCGCAGGAGAGATTCCTGCTGCGAGTACGTCGGTAACGTTAACACCGTTACCAAACTCAGTTATGTTAGATACAGCCGCCATGTAAATTCTCCTTAGTAATCAAATTAAAATTGTTAGCTTGCCTTGGTCATGGCTACAAAAAAGTAGCTAGAACCGTTGCTTACTACGAGCTTAACCGCAGTATTGGCTCCGTTGTCATCCTGAATGAAAACCTTTCCAGCTTGGCTTGCAGCCGAGCCAAAAGCAGCTACAAGTTCTGCCGCTGTTGGAGTAGTTACATTGCTCGTATCTACCTTCGTAGCCACGCCGTTGACGACCAGTATGCCGTCGACGTCTTTATGCTCTGTTGCCATAGTTAAAATCCTCTATGCGTTTATAGTGCGCAAAATTTTCTGGACTGCCGCAGGATCCTCTCGCTTCAATCGCTCTAAAACTTCCCGCGCGTTCGGCATTGCTTGTAGCTCTGCCCAGCTTTGCGGGACCTTGTTAGCGTTTCGAGTGCGCGATACCTGACCCGGCGTCATGTCCTTCGTGCCGCTAACGCCAGAGGCTTTAGCAAGCGACGGGTATTTATCCATAAGATGCTCGGCAAACTCTTTGAGAGTTATAGGCCGGGCACCCTTGTACATGATGTCCCCGTTCTCGTCTTTCACAACGATAGAACCATCTTCATCGAGATCGCAAAGTTCTTCCACCTCTCTTTTCACGAACTTAATGGCGTCGGTGTTGAACATTCCGGAGATCTCGCCCATGACCTTATCGGTCACAGCTAGCTGCCGATTGGTCTTTTTCAGGGCCTCTAGCTGCTGAACAAGAGTAGTCTTTTCGCTCTCTACCTCAGCGCGAAACTTCTGCATCTTGCGCTCGAACAACTCCTCAAGTTTAGCTGGGTCATTTGAGGCAGATTTCTTCTCAACCTCCTCAAGCTTTGCCTTAAGATTCTTGTACTCGTCCGGATCAATATCCTTGTAAATAGAAGCAAATGTTGAGTATTTCTTCTCAATATCGGAAAGCTGCCCCTGGAGCTTTTGATTGCGCTCTTTTAGCTTGGACACCTCCTCCATTGATGGTCCCTGGTCAGGAGCCACTTGGTCTTGTTGCGAGTTGCTATCTTGAGAGTTTTTATCGCTCATTTTGTCAGTTTTAATTTGCTTAGAATTATGTTTACTTGCTCTTCGGAAAAACCAAAGAACGGGCGAGACTTGTTGTTTACCGATGCTTTTAGCTTATTAAAATCACCGTTAAACTCAACCGTTGCCACAGCTTGAGTGTCCCCAGCTGTGGCAAGTGTGGTTTGCATCGAGTTAAACATATCCCCGGTAAAAGTTAGATCAACAATGTCCGTCCGAAGCGGCGGAGTGTTGTTCTCACGCACCCGAGCCCACGAGGCAGAATAGCCAAGGAACGACGCGTTCAACCCCTGACCCTGTTGAGTCCTCGCCTTTACGCGTTGCGATTCAATCTTAGTAGCCTCCAAAAGCACGGGCTTATACTTGACCAGCCGCTCTTTAACCTTACGCTCAAAAATATCGAGATTTGAAATACTTATGCTCATTGTCGCCCACTGCCTCTATGCGAGTAGTCGTAGTAGTTCACGCTCGGCAATCCACGCTGCTTCATGAGCTTATCGGCTAGCGCATCGCTGAGCGGCACAAGCTCATGCCGACAATTATAGCCGCCGCAATAAATGTTCGCTGGGAGCCCCTGGCCGTTGTCCCAAGTGTTTACTTCCTGCAACGTGTAGACATTACGGGCTCGGATTGCACAAAATAACCTGTTTCGCTCGTCCTTCGGCCCAGCGTAGAGGACGTATTGCAAGTCTGTCTTGACCATCTGATCCTGCCGGACAAAGCGGTTAAACGCAGCCACAGAGGTCTTTAGCTCCTTGGCTAATGCGTCACTAATGCGCCCCACAGCGTTATCAACAATCTCAACGTCCGACAATCCCTGCTGGTCCCCGGAGAGGATGCGGTTCACCAGCCCCTCGCGCACATCGCCAAGCGCTTTAAAGACCAACTGCCTGACGACCTCCTTGCGCGTGCCGACAAAGATAGGCACATACTGCCTGCCGTCCGCACTGAGCGCAGGCGGTCGTGAAATGCCTGTTGTGCGGACAAACTCCTCTTTTGCCAAGGCAATCTGTAAATCAAACAGGTCCTTTAGCGTTGCCAGCTTCTCAGGCAGCCCCGCGTCGTCTATGGCGCTCTCAAGCCCGCCGAAGAACCGAAGCGCCTCGCGGGACGTCAGGGACGACAGTGGACCGGCTGCTCGTAGCTGCCGATAAATCTGACTGGATAGGAAGGCTATCAGGTCCGATACGAAGCCATTGATATCCCTGTCCTCACGCTTAATGCGCGTCAGGAGAAATTGCTCAATATCAGCTTCATCGAGACTGAGTTCATCCGCCATTGCTCACCACCGGCACCTCAGTGGCGGCCAGGCCATCGATTTCTGATATGATGTCCAGGCGCTCGTCGTTGTTATAGCCCATACTGACTGCCACTTTCTTCAAGTGCGCTTTGTGCCACGACTCGACGTTGCGAATCTCATCGCGGTACGCAAGGAACATCTGAATCTGGAGACCAATATCCTCCGCTGTGATATCGCGACTTAGGGTTACTCGCCCGTTAAACTGCGCGCCACGCTCAGGGCCAAGCTTAAAGATTGCGTAGTGCTTAAGCGCTTGGTTAATAACGCCTTCAAGCTCACCAACTGCCTGGATGAGCAGCGAAATAAGCTCTGTCGACATTTCCCGCAGCGTTGACGCGCCCGGAGCCTCACGGGAGTCCATCGCAACGCCGCGGGTTCTGTTAAACGCAACGCGGTACAACTGGTCCATCGTTGCGCCAATCGCCTTTACCAGCGACTCGGTATCCGTTGGCTCAATGACAAACGGCTTGGCGTCTTGCGGCAATACGCTCACCGCATACTCACTGATGCTGATGAGGTGCTTGTCTTGAAGCTCTCCGCTCACAAACACGCGCTGGAACGCCTGCGTGTTGAGCAGGTTATAGTGAGCCGACATGAGATTAAACAACACCAACTGTAGCTCAGCCACATCCTTGACCCATGAGACGTTGTTATGGGCAATAGCTACCGGCAACTCTGTAAAGCCAACAAGCGGCGTAGACGGCTGGACAAGCTCCCACGTCTCCGCTTCCTCGTTCTCCAAGTAAACCTCAACGCCAATCTCACCTGTGGCCTCATCGCGCCACAAGATTCGGCAGTACTCCTTCTCCTCTGGCTCATCCATGGCGCTCGTGCGAGGCGCTATCACCTCATACTCATAGCGCAGCCAATCCATCTTGCCGACGCGCCCTTGGCGGCTCGACACCTGCCAATCTTTGAGGTCCAATACGTCAATGATCTCCATGTAGGGGCGAAAGCCTAGCGCAGCCTGCTCAGCCGCAGAAGTAGCTGTGTTCTCTGGGGCATCGACAAGCACGATAGCTTTGCCGTCGCGAAAATAGCTGATGGCAAGCGGGCCCATGATGAAGTTAGCAAGACTCGTGCCCTTGCCGTCGATATCGTCTATGTCAGTGCCCAGCATCTCAGCGGTCTCTTGGTCCACCTGCATCGGCTTGCCGAGCGCCATCGATACCCACGTCGATACCACTGGCTCAAACAGGTTAAAGTACCTGCTGCGCTGCGCGCGCACGCGGCGAATCTTGCTTCCAACTGTCTCTGAGACTTGCGATGCAGGATCCGTGGAGTTTACTTGATTTGAGTACTCTAGCTCGTGCGGCCAAAGGTACTTGGGAGATATGAGCTTCTTGTGCTCTCCTTCGAACAGGTCGCGGTACATCTCCCAGGCGCTTTCGTGATTCTCATACTCTGGGTGACAGTGAAACTTAATGCTCATAAGGATGCCCCTAGCGGTCGAGTGTAGTCATATAGTCCTTCCAGCTTAATTTCTTTGGCAAGCTGGAACAGGCAGTAAGTACAAGCGTCGGCGTAGTGGGTCCAATCCTCTCCGCGTGGCTTTTCAATCTCAAACGTCCCTTCCCGTAACGATGTTTTGACGAAAGACTGAATGAGTCTTTTACACTTTACATCCACGGCAAACTTTTCATAAGCCATCAGCGCCGCTGTTTTCTCCAAGCGGTGCTTGACCATCGGGTTGCTCTTTGCCGCACGCACCTGCACGTTATGATATCCAAGTGCCTGGAGATACTGCTGAACGCTCGTGTAGTCACTCCCTGCGGTGTGGTAGTTGCGCGCGTAGCCGCTGCCGTCGCCAAACACATATATCGGCGTGGAGGCGTAGTGCATCGGCGGAAACTCCACGGCAAACTCCGCAACCGCATCCATAAGCCCGCGCGATTCTCCGCTCGACTCCGCAAGCGCCACAATCTTATGCACCCGCGGCGCATAAGGCCCCGGCGTGTGGCGAAACTCCTGCATCGCCACCCACGCTAGCGGTGCCACGTTAAAGTCAAAGGTCAGCAACACCGGCAATTCTGACGATGGCGTGTAGTTGGACGTAACGTTGCGACTCTCGACAAACTCCCAGTAGGCGCTACCCTTGGTGAACTTGGTGAATAAGCCCTTCTCGTACGAGAGCACCTTGGCTTGGTCGTAGGAGTACACGTCGCGAATCTTGGTCTTTGCGTACACCTCCGGGCTCGGAGTCAGGTAGCGATTCATAGTCGTCTCGACGATAAAGCGCCTAAAGTTTCGCTGATAGTCCATGCGATCATGAGTCGTCCCAGGTATATCCGCCATATCCGCGTACCAGTTAATCCCCTCCGGCGTCCCCTCGCCCATGCCTTGCCGAACCACAGCCCGCGGGCATCTGAGACGCGTTTGGCACTTCTCATACACCTCGCGGCTCTGAAGTCCCGGCTCGGTTATCCACCACGACGCGATATTTGAGCCCACGAATAACTCAGGCCGGTCGCCCGATAGGAAATGCAGCTCATGCTGATACCCACGAAGCACAAGCTTCCAGAATGGCGTTCGAGTCAGCGAATAGTGAACACGCTCCCTGAGTCCGTAAACATCGTGAAGCACCTGCACGACCGCAGGAATGATAATCTGCTCCACCTTGGTATACGTAGGCGCAACGCCCCACGAGAACCGCGAGTTGCGATTAAGCAACCAGCGGTCGAGAAACCACATGGCAGCGCCGGTAGTCTTTCCGGAGCCAAGGCCACCAGTTATCCAAAATATCCTCTCGGCAGTCTGGTCGGCAATCGCATCGCATACCCACCACGGCGTTGTGACCGTGCGGGACTCGACAAGCCCGGCTGATGTCTGTTTGCGCTCTGAGCGAATCAAGTCCCTTGGGCCCCCTTTGCCATGGCTGTAGGCCCACACGCCCCTGGGCAGGTCGGTCTTAAGCCCCATGTGGAAGTCGGTGGTGTCGTATCGCCCCAGGCTGTTTGCCGCAAGGAGGATGCGAGCCTGCTTGGTTTGTCGGGACAACTGTTTGCCGAATTTGCCGCTGTAGCGCTTAAGGATCTCCTTGGGGCACTGCGCGGTCGGCTGGATCTCTGCTCGAACATGGGACTTGGGAAACCTCTTAGACACGGGGCCTATACTGCCATGGTTAAGCGTGAGATCCAGAGCCTCTGAATAGGGATTCTGTTGACACACAAGGCTTTTTTTGTTATTTTCGCTAGAGTCGTGACTAGCCGCAAGCCGCGCAACTAATTAGACCTTAACCTATGGGGATCATTGGACTTTTTGGACGGGCGCCCGGCGTGCCTTCCCTAACCTACGGGAATCGTTAGACTTTT